TTCTGTCTCTACGAACTAGGAGTTAAAAATGGCAAGTACATGGTCAGCACTTAAAATAGAATTGCTTGAAACAGGGGCAAACTCGGGTACATGGGGAACGGCCACCAACGTTAACCTTGGTGATGCGGTGTTGGGAGAAGTCATTACAGGCTCTGCCACTGTAGATTTTTCATCCGCCGCAGATGTAACGCTTACATTAACAGACTCTGCAACCACCCAGTCAGCCAGAAATCTGCGTTTAAACATCACAGAAAGTGGTGCTGGTATAGGTTATGCGGGTAACTTAATCTTAGGTTCTAACTGCCAGATTGAAAAGTTTTACCTCATTAAAAACACTGGCACAGGCGCTAAGACAATTAAGAACACCACGGGTACAGGCATACTTGTCCCTGCTGGTACAACTACTTTGGTGTACAACGATGGCACAAATGTTGTAGACGCTGTTAATTCTTTCAGTAGTGCTATCACTGGTGCAGAACTTACAGGCTCGGTAATTCCATTTTATTTTGGAAGCACACTACCGACTGCTGGGCAGGCTAATCATGGCGCAGTTGCTCATCTGCACTCCACTGGAAAACTTTATTACTCTCACAACAGTGCGTGGCAAATTATTACAAGTGGACTTGGAACGGCAAACTCTGCTGGAACAGTAACACCTGTTGGAAGTGCTGGTCAGCTCTTAACAAATGATGGTGCAGGCGGACTTACAAGTAACACAACAGGCACAGGTGTAGTTACAGCCCTTGGCATAAACGTAGGCTCTGCTGGCGCACCTGTTGTGAATGGTGGCGTATTGGGAACGCCTTCTTCTGGTACAGCAACCAACTTGACAGGTCTGCCTTTGACAACTGGAGTGACAGGAACACTACCTACTGCCAACGGCGGTACGAACTTAACATCATTCACATCAGGCGGTGTGGTGTTCGCATCTAGTTCTAGTGTGTTGGCTACTGGGTCTGCGCTGACTTTTGATGGCTCAACTACCTTTTTGCAAGATGCGTCAGGTGCTAGTGCGCAAGCAAACTTCAGAGTGCAAACAAATACGACTGGTGCAGTAGCAAACGGATACTTCAATATCAACGGAACAGATTACTTCCGAATATACGGAACTAGTAGCGAAACAGGTTTGCGTAATCCTCAGAATACACCACTGTTCTTTTCTACTAACAATACAGAGCGTATGCGTATTTTAAGCTCTGGCGAGGTGGGTATTGGTACAAGTTCGCCAGCGGCAAAACTTGTTGTGGCTTCGGGTAACACTCTTTTAGGTCATAACACGCTTGATAACTATGGTGGCAATGTAGATATTCGTTCCGCTTATCAAGTAAGAGCCGCCAATACACCAACACAATTGTTTGTTTCGGATTCTGCGGGAAGCCAGACAATTGATACAGGTGGTGCAATAGATTTAGGTGGATATATCAGTACATTGAGTCGTGCATATACTTATGCTCGAATTCAAGGTCTTGCAAATGCTGGAAGTGGATATGGTGGCTATCTTAGTTTGATGACTACAAATGCTGGTGGTTCGGTAACAGAAAGAGTCCGTATTGCTACGGTTGGTACTTTCATTATCAAGAACGACTACCAAGAGCAGACATTCACTGCAAACAGTTCTACCGCCATCACGCTGGACATCGTAACCAACGGTACTGACCAAGTCATTACACTGACAGGAACAGCAACAATCACAATGCCAACTGCTACAGCAGGCAAATCGTTCTTGTTAAAGTTGAAGACTGGCGCAGGTGCTTACACGGTGACATGGTCAACGGTCAAGTGGCCCGGTGGTACTGCCCCCACACTAACTAGCACCGCATCCAGAATGGACATCTTTAGCTTCTTTAGCGATGGCACAAACTGGTACGGAACTACTGTTGGTCAAAACTACACACCATAAGGACTGAAATATGTTTGCGGCAGGAAAAACATCAGGTGGTGGCGGAGCGGCACCAACAATAGACGCACAATTTAACTACGTCACTATGCTCTTGCATGGTGATGGGACTAATGGCGCACAGAACAATACGTTCTTAGACAGTAGTGGAAACAGTCTTTCCCTTACCCGCAACGGCAATGCAACCCAAGGTTCTTTCTCGCCTTATGGGTCTAATTGGTCAAATTTTTTTGATGGTACAAGTTATTTATCTTTAGCAACTGCAACTGCTTTAGGAACAGGTAATGTAACTGTTGAGTTGTGGTTTTACCCAACTGATATTTCAGCAACCTATCAAAACCTTTATGAAGGGCGTTCTGCGGCGGCTACTAATACAGGTTTAGGTGTTTTTCAATATGGCCAGACAATTGAAATCTATGGTAATGGTTTAAAAGTTTCAAGTGCGGCAAGTGCGTTTACAGTAAACACTTGGACTCATTTTGCGGTTGTTAGAACATCAGGAACTTGTCAGATTTACATCAATGGTGTTGCATCAGGTTCATCAGCAAGTTACTCTGACAATTTTACATCAACCACTAGAAGAATTGGAACGAATGCGGCCAATGCAAACGCTTATACAGGATACATTTCAAACTTGCGTGAGGTTACAAGTGCTTTGTATAGTGGAACATTTACGCCAAGCACTACACCTTTGACTGCGGTATCAGGTACAACACTTTTAACTTGCCAATCAAACCGCTTCATTGACAACAGCAGTAATGCATACGCTATTACAATATCAGGCACACCAAGCGTTCAACGCTTCAACCCATTTGGTACGGCTACCGCCTACTCCACTGCCGTAATTGGTGGGTCAGGGTACTTTGATGGTACGGGGGATTACGTATCTACACCTAGTACATCAAACTTAACATTTGGTTCAGGTGCTTTTACTATTGAGGCTTGGGTTTACGCTAATGCTTTAGGTTCTTTTGCTGGTATTTTTTCACAATGGCCTGACAATGGCGCCACAGCAAATAATTCATATACTCTTGAATCAGTTGGTTCAATTATGTATTTTTATTGGGTGGATTCTAGCCCAGCTTTATACGGCCCCGCAAATCTTGGATCAATTGAAACAGGGGTATGGACTCACTTTGCCATTTGTAGAAGTGGAAGCACTTTGTACCCATTTAAAAATGGTGTTTTAGGTACAACTACATCAATTACGCAAACATTAAATAGCCCATCTTCTAATGTAAATATTGGTGGGGCAGTTGCGGGTAGTGGAATGTGGAATGGATATATTTCAAATTTACGAGTTCTTAAAGGAACTGCTCTTTACACAAGCAACTTTACACCGCCAACAGCGCCCGTAATTGCAATTACCAACACGTCATTGCTAACCGACTTTACCAATGCTGGCATCTTTGACAACGCCATGATGAACGACTTAGAAACTGTGGGTAACGCACAGATTTCTACAAGTGTGTACAAGTATGGAACAGGGTCAATGTACTTTGATGGGACGGGTGATTATCTTTTTACACGAACTACGCCAGATTTAGTATTAGGAACTGGTGACTTTACAGTTGAGTTTTGGATTAACTTAGCGGCAAACCTTGTTTCTTTTGCAAAAATTATACAAATGGGTACAACTGGTGATGCTTTTACTATTGAAACGCAATCAACAACTAATGTTTTAACTGTAACAAACTTTACAAGTACAGTTTATATTGCTTCAAGTACGGCGTTAACAAACAACACATGGATTCATGTTGCGGCAACAAGGGCATCAGGCACTTTACGCTTGTTTCAAGACGGAACATCAGTGGCTAGTGCGGCAAATACAGTAAATTTTACAAACTCTGGTAATGGCATTTATATTGGTTCAAGCAGTTTAGGCACGGCAATGAACGGATACATAGATGACCTGCGCATCACCAAAGGTTATGCCCGATACACAGCAAACTTTACACCGCCAACTGCGGCATTCCCCAACACAGGCCCCGTTTAAGGAACTATTATGCAAGTAGCAATTTTGACAACACCTATTACAGTTGGCGACTATCGTGAACTGTTTCCTAACACATCGTTTGGCTCAAATGGCCCAAGCGGTGAATTCTTGACTGCCAACAACGCAAAGAAGGTCACCCTGTTTAAAGCCCACGACCGACTGACGCAAAAGTTGGTTTCATGCGCGCCGTATGACAACGGTGAATTTGTGTCTATGGCTCAAGTTGAAGCAATGACTGCTGATGAAATTCAATCCGCCAAAGACAGTGCAATGGCGCAGATTCGCTATACGCGCAATCAATTACTAAAAGATTGTGATTGGACGCAGATTGCTGACTGCACAGCAGACAAGACAGCATGGGCAACATACCGTCAGGCTTTGCGCGACTTGCCAGCGACCATCACAGAGCCAAGAACCTTTTCGGACTGGCCTCACAACCCTGACTATGTCCCAATGGCACAACTTTAAGGACTCACTATGACTACGATTACTTGGTCTGTGACCGCAATGGACTGCTACCCACAAGAGGGTGGCAACACTGATGTTGTCTTTACAGTTCACTGGACTTGCTCTGGCGTAGACGGAACTTACAACGCCTCCATCTACTCAACTTGCTCTGTGCCTACACCCGAGGGCGCGTTTACCCCTTATGCTCAACTGACGCAAAATCAAGTGCTTGGTTGGATTTGGGCTAATGGTGTTGACCAAACGGCAACGGAAGCCGCAGTCGAGCAGCAAATTCAAAATCAAATTAACCCACCCGTAGTGACACCCGCGCTACCTTGGGTTGCTCCCACAGTCTAATCATGCGGGACTGGGCTGAAGCATTAATTGCGGCGGCCTGTATAGTGGCCTTCGTCATCTTTGGTACGTACATGATTGCATGGAGTTGGATGTGGTAAATGCGTTGGCTCATAATGTTATTGTTAGTGTTGGGGCTAGTGGGAGCCACGGCCAAGAGCGGATGCCACGTGCGCGAGTTCCATGGGATTGCTTACACAGTTCACAACCCAACCGAGCGGCACAGAGAGATGGTAGCGTGGCTAGACAAAAATGCGCCCTACTGCAAGTCAACGGATTACACGGTGATCTGGAACAACCTAGCAGAGTGGGCGGGGGCGGCAGACTCAACGTGGCTTAGAGCAAAGATAGTTCATGGATACAAGGACGCACTTGAACGGGAAAAGAAATGACCAGAAAGCCAATACCCAGACCAGTGAAGAAAGTGTCGATGGACACCAAAGACAAGCTGACTCTGTGGGTCACGTTGATGGTCAGCTTCACCCTGTGCATCTCTGTTTTGGCTATGGTCGTCAGCTTTATGCTTGGCCTTTGGGCCAAAGAGGTGGACAACGCGGAGATATTCAAAATGATTTCACCCGCTTTTTCTACACTTATCGGCGGCATGATTGGGTTCCTGAGTGGTATCAAACTCATGCAGAATGATGAAAAATCTAAATGTAAGGACTGACTATGTTTGATGTATTAAGCGGCGGTATTCTAGGCTCCATCTTTGGTGGGCTGTTCCGTATGGCTCCCGAGGTGCTCAAGTATTTTGATAAGAAGAATGAGCGCCTGCATGAACTAAACATGTTTGCCCGTCAGTGCGAACTAGAGACATTACGTGGGCAAATGAAACTTGCAGAAATAGGCGCACAGCGGGAAGCTGCTATTGACGTAGGCGTAATGGATGCGTTTCAGTCTGCCATAGAACAACAAGCCACAATGGTCAAAGCCGCTGGTGGTTGGGCGGCTAGTTTATCCGCTTCCGTCAGGCCAGTCGTAACTTACTGGGTGCTGTTTGTCTGGAGCTTTATCCACGTATGGTTTGCATGGAACGCATGGATTACTGGCGCTCCTCC